CTGAACTATACGCCGATGGTGGCAGGTTCTCCGAAATGCTGAATGAACAACTCAGCAGATGGGAAGGGATTGTCGAAGGCAAAGATATTCCCTTATTGATTACTAACTGGCTTTCCGACCAGAAACTACCAGAGGAACTGACTGATGCGATTAGTGCTAAACCGTAAACACCACCACAGCGGAGTGCTGGAGACAGAAGCAACTTTCAACGACGCAGGTGAACTTCTCATCTATGACGTAATCATGCCGTCAAAAGGGTGGGAAGGGGACACTGCAGTTACACCCACTGACGTTATGGATTTCATGAAGGAAACGGGAAATGGTGACCTCACAGTTCGCATCAACAGCAGTGGAGGTGAAGTAAGTTCCGCTCTGACCATGTTCAACCGCTTGCTGGAACATCCGGGCAAAGTCACCACTATTGTAGACGGCTACGCATTCAGTTCTGCTGGATGGTTAGCACTTGCGGGCAGTGACAGGCAGATCTGTAACGGTGCGTTGTTCATGATGCACAACCCTTATATGTACGAACGGATTGACTCCGAAGAAGCGGCACAGAACGTACTTAACAGGTGGAAGGCCCACAGAGACAGCATCGTTGATATCTTCACCTCCAGAACTGAAATGGAGGAAGAAGATGTACGGAACATGATGCAAAAAGAAACGTATCTTTCATCGACTGAGGCTGTTGATGCGGGACTTTTTCACAGCGTCCGAAATACGCAACCTGAGACAGCGATGTTGAATTGTCTACAAGTGCCCCAAGCAGCCTTAAATAAGGCGAAACTGCCTGAAGTAGACATCCAATCTCTACGTAGACGAATGTTGAATATTCGTAAAAAATCTTTGACGAAATAAACTCAATCGTTTAACTTAACTCTCAGTCTGCTTAAAGCAACGCATATCGGCAGATGAAAACCATTTCATTCATTGGAGGATTAACAAAATGGCATCTGCCTTTTTTGCATACTCAGCGGCTGTATTTGGCCGTGTACTGAACGACGCCCCTGCAAAGCACAGCGATGTTTTGAACATGGGAGCAAACGAACTTCAGGACGAAAGAACCCGCCTGATCGCTGTTACAGAGGCTCTTGACCTCAAAGGCGACAAACTGAGTCCTGAGGAAACAACCGCTTACAGCGAAGCAGTTGACCGACTGGAAGCTGTTTGCAATAGAATCGCAATCAGTGCGACTGGCATTAAGGAACGCCGAGACGCATTGCTTGCCCAGAACCGACTGGCAAATGTAAGCCGTGGATTGAACTTTGATCCCGGTCAGAGTATTTCTGTACGTCCTGCATGGGAAGACGACAACGATAAGTACGGGTTCCGCGATCAGCGAGAATTTTTGAACTCTGTCGTCAACCTGTACAGAACCAACGGAAATCAGTTTGATGAACGGCTAAAGAAGTCGGTTGCCAACGCCGTCGGTTCTGACGAGTTCACCCGTGCCGACTGGGAAGCACAGGGTATTATGATCCCTCGCGGGTTCATCTCTTCAGTAATTCAACTTGATCCAGAAGCGGATCAGTTGACAAGTCTGATGACCCGCATTCCGATGTCCGCTCCGACCGTAGATATTCCTGCTCGCGTTGACAAAGACCATAGAACATCTGTGACTGGTGGATTCCGTGTTTACCGTGCGAAAGAAACGGCAGCACCTGATCTGTCCAAAAACAGAATGGAATTGATCAGTTTGAAGGCTCACGAGATCTTCGGTGCAGCGGCAGTTACTAATCAACTGCTACGTGACTCTCCGATTTCTATTGCTGCGATCATTGATCAAGGCTTGCGACAAGAATCCCGCAGTTACCGTATTGACGAACTCATCAACGGTAACGGAGTGGGCCGTCCTCTTGGGATGCTCAACTCAGGCAACGATTCCTTGCTGACCGTTCTCCGTAAGGTTGGACAGGCAGCAACAGATGTCCTTACCGGGGAAAACATCATCGAGATGCGATCTCGGGTATGGGGTTACAACGACTGTGTATGGCTAGTCAACCAAGACTTGTACCCGCTGCTGTTTACTCTGGTGATTGAATCGCCAAACAACGCCGGTTTGGTCAAGGTCTTCAGTCCGGGAACAGGGGCAGGAATGCCTGACACGCTGCTTGGTCGCCCAGTGATTTACACTGAGTACATCAACGGCATCGGCAGTGGGACCGGAGCTAACATTTCGGATTGGGGAGACAATTTCATCAGTTGCGTCAACCCGACTCAGATGTACTTCGGCGAACGTGGCGGTGAGACAATGGATCGAAGTATTCATGTCCGCTTCCTCGAACGAGAAGAAGTCTTTCTGTTCACCAGTCAGGATGACGCTCGGCCAGCATGGACTAGCGTTCTGACGCCGAAGAACGGACTTACCAAATCACCGTTCGTTGTGTTGAGTAAGACTGCCGCGACCTGATTTGCGTCCCCGTTGTTGTGAGGGGAGGGTCTGGCCGCTCTCCAGCCCTCCCCTCTAACTCATGCTTTCATCCAGAAATGGAGTTTACGATATGGCTATGTTGAAGTTCACGCATCTGTCGTCTAAGAGTGAAATCTCCCCTCTGGGGACAATCACTTGTGACGGCAGTACAAACAACGTACTTGTCTTGTCAGGCAAAATTGACAAGTCTCTCTTTGTTGCCAAAGGGGCAACACTGACTGGCGTATGCACTGTTACCGTCACAGGTAATACTGCAGCAGACGGAACTGGTACTGATACAACCATCAAAACGTTTGCTGTTGCTGCCGCTGTGTCAGGTGGTAACTTTGCTTGTGAGATTGACAGCGAAGAAATTTCTTACGCTGAAAATCAGGCAGGTGCAGAATTCAAGTCTGTTGTCTACAAAGTCAACGGTACGAACACTGACACTGTTCCCGCAGCAGTTCAGACTTGTTACCTGAAACAGAATGCTGACCTGACACCGACAGGTGGTTCCAGCGTTACGATTTCTTGATCCCCGTGACACCCCCAACCGCCAGTAGAATGCTACGCACGCTGGCGGTTGGCAGGGTGAATACAACACACCCGTCGCGGCTCTGAATCGAGGTAACGTGAGGAGCGTTGCCAACATTAAACCCGCATCATGGACGGGTTCGTATTCCGCTTCGGCGGATAGCCGGTTTGCGGTTTCCGGGGGTGGGCCGTAAGCCGGTTTTTATTAGGAGCAAGAAATGCCAGTTATCGTTGATACCACCTCAGAAGCCGCTCTGAGCACTGTTGTTACGCAGGCATTTCTCAACGACGTAAAGAGGAACCTCGGGTTCGATCCTGATACGTCGGACAATAACCTTCCCTTTGACCTCCAAGGGCTTGTAGCGGAATGCGTAGCGACCTGCGAACGCGAGCAATGGCGTTTTATACGTCGAAAGCAGGTATCCCTCAGCCTGCCTTACAGAGCGTTCAGAAACGCCGATAGGCTGCTGTTTCTACCCTTCGGAAAAACTACAGCACTGACTTCATTTACTTATCTGAAGACTGACGGCACAACGGGAACCGTGACCTCTGATAAGTACACAATCTACGCCCACGAGCCAAGTAAGTTGTGGGCAAATGATTGGTCAACTGTTCTGTCAGAAGTCGATGAAGAACAGCCGTACCCGATTACTGTCACCTACACGACAGGATACTCTTCCGCTTCTGAAGTTCCTCAAACAACTCTCAGAGCGATTAAGATTTTGGCGTACCACCTGTTTGAGTTCAGGGACGCTGTCAGCGAAGGTACTGTCAACGAACTTCCACAAGGCTACTGTCAACTTCGCGACTTGTCGCTGTTGAATGATCACAGAGCAATCAAGTACGTTGTCGATGACTACACGATTGTGAGTCCATCATGAACAAGTACAATCGACGATCAAGGCCAAACCTGAGACACGTTGTAGAATTCTACGTACCGTCTACAACAGCGAGTTCGTCAGGGGAACTGGAGACTGCGTTTACTAGAATCTATCGCGGGCCATTCTCTATGGAGAAGCCCATGCGTCCAACTGAGATTGCGGACGCTGGAAGAATTCAGGATCAACAAGTATTTCTGTTGATCGGGCAATGGTGCAAACCGGCAATGGATGTGACAGAGGGTGCCCTTGCTTTCATTCCTTCAACCCAGAAAGCGTATGCGGTTGACGGATCTGCTACTGATCCTTGGGGCGATAAGCGTAAAGTTCATATCCGCATTGTAGACAACGTCTCCAGCGAAGTAACTGCCGCTATGGTGAGTGAGGTAGCGTAATGGCTACTAAAAACCTTGCTATGGTGTATAAGATGGAGGTAAGCCCGGAGATCCGGAGGAACTTTGAAAACCTGAAGAGAGCAACAGTTCGGAGTGCTTGTCGGCAAGCGACCAGAGCGGCACTAAGACCTGCAGCCAGACACCTGAAACGGGAATTGATGAAACTGGGTACACGTAAACCAGATCTTAAAAACGGGTCAAAAGGGAACCTGTATTCAACTGGTGCTTCAATGCGTGCAATCGGTATTAAGGTTCGCACGGGCAGAAGCGGACGCACTTACGGGATCGTTTCAGTAAACCGAAAGTACACTGAACACTTAATCAACCAGCCCAGTACACGGGTCTTCAGAGATGGATCTGTAATCAGTGCCAGACAACGAAGCGTTTCAATGGGTATGGCTAAAACAGGCCGTAAGGGGAAAACTGTTTACGCTCGCGGGTTCCCTAAACCGGGTGTAGATGTGCCCAATTACTCCAGACGGTCAATGGCAAGAAAGCGTGTGCCGAATAAGTATTGGCACTTGTCTGAGTACGGTTTCAGAAGAAAAAACGCAAGTTTTCAAGGTCACAGATTTGTAGAAAGAGTCTACAATCAAACTAAAGGTAAGGCACAGACAAAATTTGCTAAGATACTTAACAGAGCGATAAAAAGGTACAACCAAAAGTACGCTCAAGGGAAGAACGTATGAGTGCCCCTTACAACCTTGATGTAGGAATACAGACACTGCTTGTATCTGCAGTGCCTGTGAATACGAACGTGTACAAGTCAATGCACGTACCTTCAGACGACATCCATAAAACCCCTAATGGATATGTGTTTTGGTCTTACTCAGAGTTCACCCCCGCACTGTGCTCTGAAGGATTTGCAGAAGAGAACGGAAATGAGTCTATTAGTTTCGTTGTTGACGTTGCTTGTGTAGCTCATGACAATGCAAGGCGTAAGGCTTTATCTGGAAGTGTTCTTGATGTACTGCAGCCAACGGTAAGTGGTCGTAGAACGTTCCTGAAGTCCTATACAGTGCCTTCTACCGGGGTATTCTTGCAGTATCTTCGGCTTGAGTCGATGGAAGAAAGCGGAATCCTGCGGGTCGGACAAAGCACCCCTGACCAGTCAATTTTAATCATGACATTCAACGGCAAGGCAACTTGCTAACAGGAGATTCAAATATGTCCAACAGAGATACGTCGCTAATCCGTGTAAAGTTCTTTCTCCAAAACGTTGATCCTTCATCCCCCGGAACAGACACAGGATCAGACGTTTACGTGTGTTTGGTCGATGGTCCCAACTGGTCAGGGCTTACTCGGGGAGATGTTGAAACAACGTGTTCCGAGACAACACTCGATGACTGGGGTAACTTGATCCGAACATTCCGTGCAGGTAAACTGGTAGACCTCGGAACTGTTACGCTGACAGTTGACTGGGACGCTGATGATAGTTACGGTGGTCGTGAGTTTGCTGCATTCATGGACGGCAGAACTGGCGACCTTTTGATTGAGTTTCCAGCAGCTTC